AATACAAACGTGAAACTTGTTATTTGTGCTGATATGCCCACATATATTAAAGCATTAAATAGCGCCAACGTATTTGATGGACCCACCAATTTTCGCGCTCATGCGGACGATTTTACAAGAACATTTCATACTGCCAACGGAGATATTACTACAGATACTAAAGAAAATTTTAAGAAATTACAAAAAGATATTGCCACAAGTTTATATGATATATTCAAGACAGCATCTGTCAAACAAATTGAAACATATTTTGCAATTGTACCACGCGAAGAAAGACCACTTTTATTAGTTAACAAAAGGAGGGACCCAGAAGCAAAAGGTAAAATTATTAGCACTCCACAAGAAGACCTTGCGGTGGGGGCTCATGCGCATAATTATAGCCATCCATACTTTAATGAAAACGTTGATTTGGGATTGACAGAAGACATTCGCGATGAGTTACTAATTCCGAAGGTTTATGGTAGTGCCGAAAAGTTACATAAACTTATAAATGATAAGGAAATATCAAAATACGGCGCTACATTTTTATCAGATATGATTACTGTTGGTTGTGCTGGTTTATTAAATAATAAAGGGAAAAATGGTGTATGGGATTCTTATACCCCTATATTCTTCGGTCAGAAAACAAAAGATGCCGTATATTCTGGAAACAAATATTCAAAATTTGGAAAGAAGGTTAATGTCGTTCAAGAAAATCTTAATTTTGAATCTACCACCGATGAGAACGCCACGTTTTTTGGATATAAATCTAATGAAAAATCAATTGGTGCATTGAAAAAAATTTTAAAAGATATGATTGATCAAAAGACGAAATCTTTCGGTAACTGTTATGTATGGCATGATGATGAATTAAACGATATAGATGACCTCCCCGCAATAGGTTTAATTGAAAAATTGGCGAATAATGTTGAGAAATATAAGAATTATTCTATTCCCGATGACCCGTTTGCTGTCATCGGAGATAGAACACAAGGTTATATGAGTTTTGGTGGTTATAAAAAACGCAAAAAGACACGCAAAAAAAGAAAAAGAAAAGGTAGAAAATCTAGAAGAAAATCTAGAAGAAAATCTAGAAGACGTACAAAGAAAAAGCGTAGAAGACGTCGTTAATTTTAATAAATATTTAGATATTATATATGAACACCACTAATAAATTGGAATTAGTACAAATGCTTAGATTGAGACCAGATAAAAATGTAACAAGAAGCAAAATGTTTATAAGAGATCCAAATGGTGGATATATGAAAAGATTGGATCCAAAAACAAATGAAGAAGAATACTATACATTAAAAAAATGTCTGAAGGAAGGCTTGATAGATATAACAGAATATATGAAAATAAAAATGGAATATGAAAATTATTTTAAACAATATTAATTTAAATATATTACAATAACATATTTAAATGTGGTACGCAGGTCCTTCTTATGAAAATGCAGGTCCAAAAGCAAGAGACGTTAGAGTTGATATGATTACGCATGGCAAATGGTTTAATCTAAAAACATATCCATCGTGTTTATCTTCACAACAATTAAATGCTATAATTTATAAAGTAGTTCCAGATACTAGAAAAGATTTTGGTTCATATAGAAATTATTATTATATAAGAGATAAAATTATAAATCAAATAGGAGAGGAATTAACAGAATATCTGATAAAAGATTTTCAAAAAAAAAGAGCGGGAAGGATATTAAAAAAAGAATTATTACCATTAGTTATTCATAAATTATATAAACCGGGTGGATTGAGATATAAAGAAGTGAAAACAGAATTTGAAAAATTGATTTAAAATAATATTGTTATATTGTTTTAAATGGAATTATTAAAACAAAACGCAGAAAAACAAGGGTACTTGAAAGTTATTTTGGGTCCAATGTTTTCAGGTAAAACGACGGAATTGATAAGAATATACAATAGATATACTAATTGTGATATACCGTGTTGTGTAGTAAATCATAGTTGTGATAAAAAACGATGGAATGATACAACAGATATGGCGAATCATAATGGTACAAGAATACCGTGTATTTATGTAGAAAAATTAAAAGATATAGTAAATATGGTAGGAGAATATGACATATTTTTAATAAATGAAGGTCAGTTTTTTGAAGATTTATATGACATAGTAAATTTACTAACAAATTTACATAAGAAAAAAGTATATATATCGGGGTTGGATGGAGATTTTAAAAGAAGAAAGTTTGGTAGTATATTGGATATAATACCATTATGTGATGATGTAATAAAGATAAAAGCGATTTGTAAAAGATGTAAAAAAATGGATGCGATATTTACACATAGATTGTCAAACGAACAAGAGCAAACAGTAGTAGCAGCAGACGATAAGTATACATCTTTGTGTCGTTCATGTTATAATTTAAATGTATCAACCACTCCTCCGATAAGAGTTTTGGCAAAGTCTTTATAAAAAGTATTTAAAAGAAAATCTTTTTTAATCGTTATAGAATGCCCCGAAAGGCAAAGACAAAAAAGGACAATGAACCGGTCGTTAAAAAAAAACGAGGCCGAAAACCAAAAAACGCAAAGGTAGAAACAAAAACGGATGCACCAGTTGTTAAAAAGAAAAGAGGAAGAAAGCCAAAAGGTGGAAAGATAATTAAGAAAAGTGATTTGAATTTAAATGTTAATGTAAAACAACAACAAAATATAATTTTACATTTAAAATGTAAAAAAAGTGAAGTAAGTTCGAATATATTAATGTCAACTGGTAATTATAATCCTGATATTAATAATTTAACTGACCCAACAGCTTTTCAATTAAATAATAATTCAAAATTACAGAATTTGAATTTTCATAATTTAAAAGTAAATGAGTCAGTAAAGAAAACTACTGTAAGTATTTTCAATCATACACAAGAGGAAACTAAAGTAGATAATAGCGATGTAAATGTTAAAGAAATATGGGTTAAATTAGACCAATTAAAAAAGAAATTGCGCCATAATAATGTTTCTGATAAAAAGTCAGCGTGTTTTTGGTGTACTTGTTCTTTTGATAATCCAGCAATTCATATACCAATTAAGTATGAAAATAATAGTTATGAAGTATATGGTTGTTTTTGTTCGCCTGAATGCGCTGTGGCACATCTAAAAACTGAAAATATAGATGCTTCTACATTATGGGAAAGATATAGTTTAATAAATAATATATATAGTAAAATATATAATTATACAATAAATATTAAACCAGCACCAAATCCTTATTATACACTAGATAAATATTATGGAAATTTAAGTATAAATGAATATAGAAAATTATTACAAAATGATAAATTGTTAATGATTGTTGATAAACCAATGACGAAAATTCTTCCAGAATTATACGAAGAAAATAATGAAATACCAAATGTTTATTCTAATTTATTAGATTCAAATAATAAAGTAAAAACAAAAAATAAAGAATATAGATTAAAAAGGAAGAAAAGCAGCACAACTAAAAATGAAATATTATCTTCAAATTTTAATTTTTAGAATTTTCACCGGCTGTTTTTCTTTTTTCATATTCGGTTGCGATATTATCCATGTAATCTCTTATTTGAGACATCATTTCTTGGTTTACAGATTTTAATTTTTTTGGTTTTTTTTCTTGAAATTTTGGATTTAAATATTCACGAATTGCATTCATGTAATCATCATTCCATTCCTGTAATTTTTTAGTGGCTTTTTCTTCCGAGTAGTCGGTTTGACTCATAATAATTTTAATTTTATCTAAAGATGACATTATATAATTATTTTCAAAAAAAAATAATTATAACAAACGAATTAATATAAAAATTAATACATATTTAGTTTTATATGACAAAGAAAGTTGAATATAAAACTAAAGAACAAAGAAAAGAAGATGTTAGAAACATAATTAAAGAATTAAATAAATTTGAACTAACTCTTAGATATGAACCTGTCAAAAAACTATACGCTCATTTTAAAGATTTTATTGAAAACGGAAATGTTGTTAAAGTAAATATACCATTTCCTATGATAAATAGAAGAATTAAAGGGAATTTAATGCCGAATGTGAAAGCAGATTCAGTTATTACTTTAGTCAAAGAAAGGTTTAATTAAATATAAAAAGGATATAAATAGATATAATTCACTTTATATAAATGGATTGGTACGCTCATTCAAATGAAAAAGAAAGTATTGTTGAAAAAAATAAAGTAAAAGGAGTTATAGATGAAATTACATCATCTATTGGAAATATACTTGAAGAAAATTTTTCTGGTATAATACGTGATGTTGAGGAAATTAATAGACTTTATAAAAGATCAACATTATTTAAATCAATGTTGCGAGAAAATGAAAAGTTAAAAATTATTGTAGAAACCTTACAAAAAGAGAACGATAGACTAAAAAGAAAGGCACAAGAATTACAATTAGGTATGACTAATGTGATTGGCGCTCCAAAAGCAGGTGTGTCGTTAAATATACATGAAATAAATAAAGTAGGAGAAGAAGCAAAAACAGAAGTTATAAAAGAACTAGAAAATATGAAAAATCAAAGACAAAATACAGTAATGTCATCCTCTCCAACACCATATGAAAATTATGAATCTTCATCAGACGAAGACGAAGCAGTAAATGCGGATAATTTAAAAAAAATAACAGTATCAGATTATTGGAAAAAAACACAAGAAATACCGGTTTCAATGATTATTAATAATTTAAAACATAAATATAAGGTTGAATTAGATCTAATACAATTAGAACATTTGGAAGAAGAAAAAAATTACGGACCCCATAACGACAGTGGTATTAAATGGGTTACTTTTGAACTAATGCTTAAAGAAGCGAGAAGAAATTTTTTAGAATATAGCCCACAACATTCTGAATTGGAAGAAGAATTGATTATTAAAGATATTATTATTTCATCAGCAGGAATTAAAGGATGGGGAGAAGCAAATTTAACATCAAGTGATGACGATGATGCCGAAGAATTAGATAATATTAATACACATTGTATGAATTTAAAAATTAATGAAGGAAAAGATCAAGAAATTGTAGTTTTTAAAGAAAACGAAGGTCAAGAAGAAGAAGCGGATGAGGAGGAAGAAGAAGTGGATGAGGACGAGGAGGAAGAAGAAGTGGACGAGGAGGAAGAAGAAGTGGACGAGGAGGAAGAAGAAGTGGACGATGAAGAGGACGATGAGGAAGAAGAAGTGGACGAGGAAGAAGAAGTGGACGAGGAAGAAGAAGTGGACGAGGAAGAGGAAGAAGAAGTGGACGAGGAAGAGGAAGAGGAAGAGGACGAGGAGGAAGAAGAAGTGGACGAGGAAGAGGACGAGGAGGAAGAAGAAGTGGACGAGGAGGAGGAGGAAGAAGAAGAA